CGACCTGGAGGAAAAGACTTGTTCCACAATTCAAAGGGTTCTGGGATGATAAACCAGGCGGCAATGTTTTCATCATTCCCCGCAGACCACGTGTATTTCAATATCTCAAGAATATCGGAACTAATCTTATTCCAAGCACCCTCATCAGGTGACGGAGTTTCTTGAAGTGCCCTATTGCACACCGCAAGAACTTCATTAGACTGATTGGACTGAGGAACCACTGGTATATGATCCACAAAGCCCAAGCCTATCTGGTACATCTTTGTTGCTGTGTCTCGACGATAAGGAACGGAGACCACATCCATGGTAGCTCCTTGGCGCATAGCCTTAACCTCCTTACGTATATTGACACCGTCCCAGGTCACTTTTTCACTGTAACCCCGAGTCAGCATGCCTTCTATTAATGAAGACTTGCCATTATTAGCATTATACTCTTCCCGGACATCAACAATTTCACCAGAATCCAAACAACACCCACCACAATATGCAATCTTATCAAAACCTAACAAACGTTCATACCATGCAAATTTTTTATCATTTTCGTGTAACATAGAGTTAAGAGTAACCATCTCTAACTCGAGGTAATATACAAATGCAATATTGACAACATGAATTATAGAAACTGTACGCATGTGCTCAGACATCTCATACTTCGCGTCACGCATTTCACGAATGGCAAACGCACGGCACTCTTGATAAGTGTCTTTATTGCGTTTCTTGCCGATCATGTGGCGTACCACTACATCAATCAAGTCCTTAGGAACTAAGGCGGCCGATTCTTTGGCTCGAACCCAAAGATAACTGCCCAGGCTCCATAAACAACCCGATTTATGTTTGTACACTGCGTAATTAGGATCATTATTGTCAATAGTTACCTCTCCAAAATGCAAATGGTCCGTTGTCGAACCAGGGAGAGATTTACTAGAAAAGGAACTTTTCATTACAACGCTCGCTTTTACAAAAGTGATGACATAAGTGTCTCCCACAATACGCCCATCCCATGCCATAGCACTACCATTAAATTCAAAATAGTGTGCCCTTAACCATTGGTTGGATTGATGTGAGTAACAACTCATATTTCCTTTTACAGCCATAGTAACATTATTAGTCTCGTCGATCTCATATTGACTTTCATAATAGTCACCGTTGAAATGAAATTTCCCTAACATCTTATCAAAGATGTGGGTTGTCATTACAACAGTGTTTTTCTCCGATCTATCAACCAACTTCAATATCTGTTTTGGCTCAAAGTAATACCCAGAATGCACCATCAAATAGGCATCTGGTTTGACACATTGACAAGTCAAGACGTCGCATTTACACCACGTCACACAACTTCTCTTAGTGTCGTCATTCACTACATACGCGCTTGCCGATAACTCAGGATTTAATACCTGTGATACATTGATATAACTTTTTCGGCGGTTGTAGTCCCGTTCTCCCAACACGGGATTGCATGAATGTATAGCCCTACATTTATCCCGATGTCGCAAGACGTTCCCACCAACATCAACAATATTGGTGCAGCCCAGCTTTTTCAGGGTAAATAAAGCTTCTTCCTCAGCGATCACTCGTTCAATTGCGCTCAAAGGGTGTAAATGTCTGTATACATTATCCTTACCAGATATACGCAATTGGGGAAATCTCTCTCTTAGTTTCAGGTTTAATTTGTCATTCACCACAAATGGCATTACCATGGTGGGTGTTTCCTCTGTTTTAAGGAAGTCTTCGAGGATTGACTCTATACTTCCAACTTCTGATGGGGTAACATCAAGAAGACTCCCAAAGTCCGATGACTTTGCAGAGGCGGAACCAACATTACTAGTGCTGGCTAGAGAACTTGTCTCATATTTAACCGTCTTTCGCTTGCTTCGTTTAACGCGTCGAGCATCCGCGGGATTTGATTTTGC